GAGAACATGCATTGGAACAATATAGTGGTTCTCAATCAAGTCAAAAATTAGACATAAATAAAATAACAGGTGAAGTTAAAGTAATACCTAATGATGAAGTAGCTATAGGAAATAAAGCTAGTCAATACATGTTTGCGCATGAATTAGGACATAGGGAAATTTCAAAAAATCCAAAAGATAATCCTATTAAACATTTTGCACAAGAAAAATTATATAGAGGAATTCATCCTCTAATTAAAGATCCTGCATTATTTGCTATTGGTTTAGCTAATCCTAGTTCTAGACGTGCATTAGCTTACGGAATGGCAGCTAGTTATTTAAACTATTCACCAATGTTGCTTTCTGAACATGGAGCTAATGTTAATGCTCAGAAGTACCTTCAAGAGATAGGACAACCAGTCGATAAATCAATTCCTAGAAGACAATTAGCTAATTATGCAGTTAATACAGCTTTAGAAAGTGCTATTCCTCTTGGTCTTGGAATGGCAGCTAGAGGAGCTATTGAAAATCCTCATGTTAGAGATTTTGCTAAAACAGTATGGAAAGAAGGATTGAAGCTATAAATAATTAATAACCCACGTAAGTAAGTGGGGGTTATAATTAGTTTTAATGGAACTTTTGTTCCAGGAGTGATAACAGCTTGTCTGTTAGAGAGATTTTTATAATCTCAAATTATCAGCACAATTTCTTTAGCTGAATAGACAATGTTTATTGATAACGATTTCCCTAAACTGCTCGGTGCCGAACTTTATCGTCCGCATCCAGCATATATCGTGGAAATGGCTTGCGAACCAGTAGTCGTACACGACTTTACTAAACAGCCTGGACAAACTGTTCAGCTAGATCGCTACCGTTTCTTCGGCGCTCCAGGGACAAAATCAAATAGAGAGCGTACACAAGATCAGACAATAGGTACAGCTAATAGCCGTTCAATCGTTAAGGACAAAGTTCTAGTTTCTCTTCGTGAGTACACTGGACCTGCTGATCCTAACAATGCGAACCTACCTAGCACCTTTAAGATTGCCCGTGAAACCCTAATGACAGCGCAGCGTTTGCTGCTTGACACAGGGAATCTCAACATGTTTCATCAGTCAATTGGATCACTTACCCTTTTGGATGATTACAGAAGATGGAGAGATAGAGTATTCCTTGACGAACTGTTCAAGGCTGAATCACGTGGTAAGTCTTCTGATACTCAAGGTGGTTACTACTATCCTGAGAATCCTACAAAGGCTACAAGTACTTCATTACCTGCTTATACAGCAGCTCAGTATGCATCTGAGCGTTTCAAATTTAACGTTAAAACTGACCTTCTAGAAGTAGTTAAAGGTTTACGCAAGCGCAACGTTCCTGTCTTTGCAGACGGTTACTATCGTTGTATTGCTGACCCTTCATTCATGAAGGACATGAGAGCCGATTCTGGCTTCCGTGAAGTTGCTCGTTATCCTGGCATGGGACAGCCAAACCCACTTATGGGTGCGCAGTCTCCTAACTCTGCCGTTTACGGTGGTGGCCAGTTTGGGCAAGCTCAGTTTGTTGGCGGTGAGCCAGTTATGCCATCAGGATTCGTCTTTGAAGGTGTAAGGTTCTTCGAATCAACTAATATGCCTAGCAAAACCATTTCGGTCGATATTGGTGATGGAAACGGTGCACAAACACGTGACACCCCTCCTGCTTTATTCTTCGGTCCTCAGTCCGTTGGAGTCGGTATTGGTGGTCCAAATGCTCAAGTTCTAATTAATAACAACGATGACTTCTCAAGATTCATCATTCTTATATGGCAGCTTTATGCTGGTTTCGCGAACTTGAACAAGGACTTCACAACAGTCGGTTTCACTGTTACTGAAGCATATTAAGGAGGTATTTAATTTAAAATGGCTACTTACAAAAGTGATGCTGGGGCAATTCTTAATCCTGGCAACCAGATCAACAGGCTATCTTCATACAACACTGAAGGTGTTTATGCGTGGCCTGGAATTGAAGCATTTGAACTTATTGGTTATGCAAAAGTAAGCAATAAATCTGCTGATAAAGGCAGCTACAAAAGCTTCAGTTTAACAATTCCTTCTCCAGATCGTCGTCCAGATGATCGCGTAAGAAACGACAGAACTAACTTGATAGTACAAGCTTCTGCTGATCGTCCTGCTTACATATACGGTGCTTCTATTTCTATCGGTCAGGATATTCCTGCTGGTGGATTAGCAACATATCCTGCGTCACCTGTGACTGCAGATATTCAAGGAACAAATACTGAGTTACTTTTACTTGGTCCTGATAATGGTGGTGTACCTATTGGTGTACCTTCTCCACAGGCTCTTGGTAACGCAGCTGCATCTTCTTCCCTAACATTTGGTGCTACAACCATCATTACTCAAGGAACTGGAGATACAACTACAGGAGATCTTCCTTTCTGGACTACTGTTACAACTGGTGGTATCGTTGCGGCTAACGCAGCTAATTCCATGATGTACAAAGTAACTGCTGACACAACCTTTAAGGTTTATAACGTCGATGCAATTACAGGTACATCAGTTAATGGTGATGGAGTTTACATTAGTGATGCTGATGCTGACGCTAGTCGTTCTGCATACATCCTTGCTCGTGTTAACTACATACGTCCTGCTGCTGCAGTTAATTGGAACAATATTCAAGAATATATTGATTTTGCTTCTCAGTTAGGCGGTAACGACGAGTAATATTCGTTTAAAGATAATAAAAGGGCTGGTCACTACGATCAGCCTTTTTTATTGTCTGAAGTATTAATCAAGGTATTGTATTGATAGTTAACTAAAAATTAGAAATGCTTTACCAGTACAAGCCAACTGGATCTCTTGTGGAGAAAATTTCACAACATGGAGATGGCGTTGTCATGTGTATAGATTCGCAAGATGAAGTTCTATATGTTGAGGAAGAAGATCTTATTCCGCATTTAGATGCTACTACTGAGCAAATTAAAACTGAAGAACGTTTAACAGAACAATTAAAATCAGAAGGAGTTAAACCTTCTAAACCTACTAAAAAAGAAACATTTCCTGTTGATGTTCGACTTAATATCAATACAGCAAGTGCAAGACAGATTGCTGATGCGTTGCCTGGTGTAGGATTAAAGACAGCCAGAGATATTAAAGATTTACAATCTACAATGCTCGGCGATAAGTTCATTAAATTAGAACAGCTTAAATCTATTAAGCGTGTTGATTGGGATGAACTAATTAAAGAGAATCTTATTCGCGTTGAATAATGCAACTTGACACTTTTTTAAAGTCTAAAATCCGCTGGCATCTAGGTTATAACCAGACTTCTATACCTGCTGGTGATTTAGCAAGACTTGAAGAAGCTGTTGATAATATACAAGATTCTTTCTGGTACTCGAAAATAACTGAGCAAATTACACGTTGTGATGAGGCAGAAAAAAGAACAGATATGACAGGAGGCATGAATAATAATGTTACTCCTGCAGGAAGAAAAGAGAATATTGCTGGTGATGTTGACCGTACAATTAGTACAACAGATTATAGAGATACATTAAAGACTTGGAATACTATTTATATGTATGAATGTGATCGTCTGGCACAACATTTATATGTTCCAAACTATAGAAATCCTGAACAAGCAAGATATCGTTTTGAAAGAGAAGGTGCAGAATTTATACAAGCTCTTCCTGGACCAGCTGATGTAGCAGTAGGTACACGTTTAATGTTTGCGACTGAGTTACGATAATGTCTAAAAACAAAATGCCACCTGAATTATTGGAGCATTTTAAAAAGAAAATGTCTAAAGGATCTGAGGATAAAGAAGAATCAGATAAATCTAAACGTGCAGAAGCATTATCAAAAGCTAAAGCAAAGATAGAAGAAAAAAACGCTAAAAGTAAAATTGAAAGAAAAGAAACTAGTTAAGAACGCTTTAAGTCATCCTGAGTTATATACACTAGCTGAGTTAAGGTTTTTGAAATTATGGAATAAAGAAAGAAAAAAATTAAAGAAGCTTAGAAAGAAGAAAAATAGAGAAGAGCAAATCTAAGTTAGGCTAGAATAAACATTAGTAAGCGCAAAAGAAATTGGCATCTACTTCAACTAATAAACAACCAATGATGCTGGATAGACCAGCAACCTCTAGTACGTTGGTTACTGTTGCTTCAGGGCAGTTATTTTCTACTAGTTTAATTCCTACTGCTATCGGTAATGCAACTAAAATATTTGATGTTGACTCAGCTGCAACAGATACCGCAGTCGGTGGTGCTTATATTGATGAGATTACTCTTAGATACAGTAAAGATGTCAATATAAATATAGATGCAAAAGCAGGTACAGCAGCTACGTACACTATAAATAACGGCTCAGGTGGTGCAGGAACTATATTAACTGTCACTCTTGCAAACCATAATTTAAAAGTAGATCAAAAAGTTTATTTAGATTTTACAACTGGAGTAGGAGTTGATGCTAAATATATAG